GCGAAGAGCACAAGGAAATCTACGAAACTGAGACTTCCGAGCGTTCGTTTGAAGAGGAAACCAAGCTGTCTGGCTTCTCCGCCGCTCCGGTGAAGAACGAGGGCAGTGCGATTGCCTATGACAACGGTCAAGAAGCCTGGACCGCCCGATACAACCACGAGACCATTGCTCAAGGTTTCTCGCTGACCGAAGAGGCCATCGAAGACAACCTGTATGACAGCCTCGCTGCTCGTTATACCAAGGCTCTGGCACGCTCGATGGCTTACACCAAACAAGTCAAGGCTGCTGCTGTTCTGAACAACGGCTTCACCTCTGGCTACAACGGTGGCGACGGCGTTCCTCTGTTCTCTGCTTCGCACCCGCTGGTTTCTGGCGGCACCAACAGCAACGTTCCATCTACCCCTGCTGACTTGAACGAGACTTCTCTGGAAGCCGCCGTTATTCAGATCAGCCTGTGGACTGACGAGCGTGACCTGCTGATTGCAGCCAAGCCCAAGAAGCTGATTGTTCCGCCTGCTTTGCAGTTCGTTGCAACTCGTCTGTTGGAAACCGAACTCCGCGTCGGCACCAACGACAACGATATCAACGCCTTGAAGAGCAACGGTTCGGTCTCCGAGGGTTACACCATTAACCACTTCTTGACCGACACCAACGCTTGGTTCCTGACCACTGACGTGCCTAACGGTATGAAGCACTTTGTGCGCGTGCCGCTGAGCCAGTCGATGGACGGCGACTTTGATACCGGCAACGTCCGTTACAAGGCTCGTGAGCGTTACTCGTTCGGCTGGTCTGACCCGCTGGGCATGTACGGCTCTCAGGGCGCGTAACAGGGATGTTAATGGCTTACAGCCATTAATTTGACGGGGGCCTTGTGCCCCCGTTTCTTTTGGTGTATATTGACTAAAACCGGGGTTCCCGGTGTGTCAGATCGACCCGGCGAATGCGTACACAACTGACACGCTGATCTTTGTACGAAGGACAATTTAAAATGGCTGTTTCTACCACCCAAAGTATTTGGCGTTCCGGTGGCGGCGACCAGACCCGTACTGCGTATTGCGGTTCCGGTGTCATGGCTGCTCAATTCTATTTTGACCCGACTGTGGTTAACACCACCACTGCCAAAGTTTCTTCCGCTACTGGCGCCCCTCCTGTAATCCTGCCCGCTGGAGCAGTCATTACGGCGATTCAGTTCAACGCTCTTGCCACGGGCGGCACCACTCCTACTATGGACATGGGCTTTACCCTGTACAGCACGGGTACGGCAAGCCCGACGGCCTTGATTGACAACTACGCTGCTGATGCTGGCAAAAAGCAAGTTGTCTGGGGTGATAGTGGCGCGGGCACGTCGCTGGGCACTGCAATGTCCACCTCCCAGATGGTCTACATTACCGGCGGCGCAAATACGGGCGATGCTGCTACTGGCGGTACCGTCGCTGGCACTATTCTGTACTACGTCACTGATCCGTACCTCGGCCAGCAGAACGTCTGATAGGAGGTCGTCATGGCTATCCAATTCGACGTAAAGAGCTTAGAACGAACCACCAGCGGCACTGTGTTCGCTGGCCCTGCGCGGGTCAAGGGGGTCACGATCTCCCACGCCTCTGGTGGCACCGTCGTCATCAAGGACGGAGGGGCAAGCGGCACAACTGTTTGGTCCTTCACGGCCCCGGCAGCGGCAGGCTCTACCAACATTCCCATGCCCGGTGACGGGATCAGGTGCAACACAGACATCTATGTCGTTCTCACGAGCGCAACAGCAACGGTGGTGTATGGCTGAGCAAAAACGAGTTGATCTAACTGGGCGCAAGCTGTTCGTGGGTATCCCGGCATATGACGGGAAGCTCAATATCAAAACGGCGTTTTCGTTGGCTCAACTCATGCCTATGGCGATGCAGTTGGGGGTCGGGGTGTATCTCTCTGACCTATCCAATTGCTCGATCATCACTATGGCGCGAAATGCTCTGGTGGCGGAGTTCCTCAAGACCGATGCCACCGAGCTTCTCTTCATTGATGCGGACGTGGTCGTCAAACCTGACGACATTCTGCGGTTGATGGCGCAAAGTGGCGGCAAAGACATCACTGCCGGGGCGTACCCACGTCGGCTGAAAGAGAAGAAATTTTTCACTGACGTGTACTGGACCGAAGATGGCGGGGTTGAGATGGACGGCTCCCTGCTTCGCGTCGAGCGTGTGGGTACAGGATTCATGATGATTCAGCGGCATGTCATCGAGAAGATGATCGCTGCACACCCCGAGTGGGAGTACGAAGACAAGAAAGGGCCAGCGTATGCCCTTTTTGACTTTGAGTTGAAGGACAAGTACTACATGGGCGAGGACTATCTGTTCTGTGACCGCGCCCGCGAGATGGGGTTCAAGATTTATCTTGACGCCGAAATCAGTCTGCCGCATATCGGCTCAATGGAATTCACCAGCGACTTTGCCGAAGAGGCGCTCAAGCCGCTGCTCGAAAGCATCCACAAGGCCAAACTGAAAGTCGTAAATGGCTAAGACACCAGCATGGCAACGCAAGGAAGGCAAGTCCGAGAAGGGCGGTTTGAACGCCAAGGGGCGAGCCTCTTACAACAAGGCCAATCCGGGCAAGCCCGGACTCAAGCCCCCGCAGCCAGAGGGCGGCTCACGCCGAGACTCTTTTTGTGCCAGGATGTCTGGAATGAAAGCCAAGCTGACCGGCGAGAAGGCCAAGAAAGACCCGAACAGTCGCATCAACAAGAGCCTGCGGGCGTGGAACTGCTAAGGTGACTGATCGTGGACATGCTGGTATGGAACATCATTTTGTCGTTTGTGTCTGGCGTTGGTTTGTGGCTGCTCAAGTCACATGCTGATGAAGTCAAACGGCTTGGTATTTTGTTGAGTAAGACACGAGAAGAAAGCGCTGATAAGTTTGTGACCAAGCAAGACATGCATAACGATGTGAATCGGGTGTTAGCTCGGCTTGATCGGATGGAAGAGAAGCTTGACTCGTTTATGAAAGAGCAACGCAGTGCCCTCAACTAGCAAGCGTCAACACAATTTCATGGCAGCGGTGGCCAACAACCCAGCGTTTGCCAAGAAAGCAGGGGTGCCTACTTCGGTCGGCAAAGAATTCGTAAAAGCGGACAAGGGCCGCAAATTTTCAGAAGGTGGTGACATGAAAGAATCGAAACAGATGATGAAGAAGGAAGTCGGCTTTATGAAGAAGGCTGGCGCTCCCAAGTCCATGATCAAGCATGAAATGAAAGAAGCTGGCATGAAGAAGATGGCTGGCGGCGGTCTGACTGCTGGTCACAAATCCGCTGACGGGATTACCTCCAAAGGCAAGACCAAAGGCAAACATATCGCCATGAAGCGTGGCGGCAAGTGCTAATAGGAGCCAATCATGATGGACGACATGCTTGAGAAAAAGAAGCAGCCCAGGGGTATCCGGGGCGGCATCTATACCGAAGATTCGGGTCTGCCTCCTCCGCAAGATGTTGATGGTGGCTCTGCGCCTCCCCCCAAGAAGCCAAAGAAGATGGCCAAAGGTGGGACCGCTTCTTCCCGTGCTGACGGTTGCGCTGTTCGCGGTAAGACCCGAGGAAAGATGGTGTAACCATGATGACCAGCCGTGGCATGGGCGCTATTCGCCCATCTAAAATGCCCAAGGGCGTGACCAAGCCACGTCGGGATGACACGGACTTCACTCAATACGCCGAGGGCGGCAAAGTCAAGTCCAAGGTCAACGAGGCTGGCAACTACACCAAGCCGGGCATGCGCAAGTCGCTGTTCGAGTCGATCAAGTCTCGGGCAGTGCAGGGTACGGGTGCAGGCCAATGGTCGGCCCGCAAGGCCCAGCTTCTGGCCAAGCAGTACAAGGCGAAAGGCGGTGGTTATCGTGGCTGATAGAGAATACATCAGCGTTCTTGAGCGCGACATGAGTAACCCCGCGTACCGCAAACAGCTTGAAAGGCAACAGGGGTTGCAAGGGGTATACCCAGAAGCGTTGTTGGCTGGTGTTGGCCGCACTGCACTATCTGGTGTACGAAGCATAAAAAAACCCGACCCCCAAGTGCGGCCGGTAAAAATTGGCGAAAAAATTGATGAAGACTTGGTGTGGAAAAGTCTTTCGCCAAAAGAACGTTTAGATGCCTTACGAAAACAAGAAAAATTAGATGAATTTCATAGCATGATGAGAGCACAGGGTAATGCTGTAAAAGAAAGCGGTAAACGTATGCTTAGAGAAGCTGCGGCACAACCAATGTTTCCTTCAAAAGAAAATAATTCGTACAAAAAAGGCGGGGTCGTGTCTGCGTCCAAACGCGCAGATGGCTGCTGCCAACGTGGTAAAACACGAGGCAAAATGGTATGAAAGACCCGCAGCAGTCGCTCAAGGATTGGAGTGCGCAGAAGTGGCGCACCAAGTCTGGCAAACCGTCTTCTAAGACGGGGGAGCGATATCTGCCTGAAAAAGCCATCAAGGCATTGACTCCTGCTGAGTATGCCGCCACAACCCGTGCCAAGCGGGCTGGCAAAAAGGTTGGAAAACAATTTGTTAAGCAACCACCCAAGGTGGCGGCGAAAACGGCAAGGTATAGGTAATGGCCACCACATCGGGTACCTCAGCGTTTAACCTTGATCTCAATGAGATCATGGAAGAAGCCTACGAGCGGGCTGGCTTAGAGATTCGTACTGGCTACGAGTTTCGCACTGCACGCCGTAGCCTGAACATGCTTACGATTGAGTGGGCCAATCGGGGCATCAACCTGTGGACGGTTGAGCAGGGCCAGATCGTCATGAACACTGGGCAGGCCACGTACGCCATCCCGACCGATACGATTGACCTGCTTGACCAAGTGATCCGTACTCAGGCTAACGGGCTGAATCAGACTGACATCAACATCAGCCGCATCTCTGAGCCGACGTATTCGACGATTCCCAACAAACTAGCTCAAGGGCGTCCAATTCAGGTCTGGATCAACCGCCAGACTGGCGCGTCGTACTCAACGAATGTCACGCTGGTTGGAAGTATCAATGCGTCTGCCACGACCATAAACGTGAGCAACGCCGCAAACCTGCCTGCGGCGGGGTTCATCAACATCGGTAGCGAAACCATCGTCTATCAGAACGTCGATGGCAACCAGCTTCTGAATTGCTTCCGTGGGCAGAACTACACGACCGCCGCTTCTCATTCCAGCGGCGCAGCGATCAGTGTAACGAACCTGCCGTCTATCAATGTCTGGCCTACCCCCAACGCTCCCGGTGACCAATACATCTTTGTCTATTGGCGGCTGCGCCGTATGCAGGATGCGGGCAGCGGCATAACGATTCAGGACATCCCCTTCCGCTTGATTCCCTGTCTGGTTGCAGGTTTGGCGTTCTATGTCGCATCCAAGCGGCCAGAAATACCGCCTGATCGTGTGGGTATGCTCAAGCAAGAGTACGAGCAGCAGTGGTTGCTTGCTTCACAGGAAGACCGGGAGAAGGCTCCTGAGCGGTTTGTGCCTAGGCAGATGTTCTACTGAGGTGACTTGTGCCGAATCGGTTTGCTTCTGGTAAGTATGCAATCGCGGAGTGTGATCGCTGCGCGGGGCGATACATGCTCAAGGAGCTTAAGAAGCAAGTCCTTAAGACGAAGCTGTACAACATCAAGGTTTGTCCGTCCTGCTGGGACCCGGATCAGCCGCAGTTGCAGCTTGGCATGTACCCGGTTGACGACCCGCAGGCTGTGCGTGAGCCGCGTCCAGATGTCAGCTATCAGGTCTCTGGGACAAGTGGATTGCAACTCGACCTCACAGGCAATACCACGCCAGACGGTTACGGTTACTCAGAAGGCGGTAGCCGTATCATTCAGTGGGGTTGGGCACCTGTGGGGGGTTCAAAGTTTTTCGATGCCGCTTTGACGCCAAACAACTTGGTTTTGACCGTCAATTTAGGCACAATATCGGTAGCAACGACGTAAGGAGTCAATTATGGACAAGATGAAACAGGTCGCTAAGGCAGAAGTGAAGGCGCATGAAAAGCGCATGCACAAGGCCAAAGCCATGCGTAAAGGCGGCGTGACCGGCGAAGCGATGCGCAAGTTCGGTCGTAATCTTGCTCGTGCCAAGAACCAAAGCGGGGGCTGATCATGGCCAAATTTAGTGACAAAAGAATGGGCAAGGAAGTTGGCCAAGCCAGCGTCTATGCTCAGCCGCATACGATGTCCGGTTCGGCAGTTGACGTGACCAACGCCATTCCAGTTGTGTCCGGTGCCAAACTCATGAACGACATGAACGTGGGCGTAGGCGCAATCAGCAAAGGCAACTACAAGCCGATCAAGACTGACGGTATTGTGATGCGTGGCGCTGGCGCAGCTACCAAGGGCATCAAGTCTCGGGGTCCGATGGCATGAACTACGCTGCGCTGTCTGCTGCAATTCAGGACTACACCCAGAACTACGAAACGGAGTTCGTGGCGAATATCCCTGTCTTCGTTCAACAGACAGAGCAGCGTATCTACAACACGGTCCAGTTTCCGTCGCTGCGCAAGAACGTCACCGGCTCTGTATCTGCTAGCAACAAGTACTTGTCGTGCCCCAATGATTTCCTGTCAGTCTATTCGATGGCCATCATCACGGACGTGACAGGTGGCAACCTTAACACCGGAACGTACGAGTACCTGCTCAACAAGGATGTGAACTTCATCCGGCAAGCGTACCCGTCGCCAAACGACACCGGGACGCCCAAGTACTACGCGCTGTTTGGCCCGACAGTTTCTGGCGCAACCATCTCTGACGAGTTAAGTTTCATCCTTGGGCCGACACCTGATGCGGCCTATGATGTCGAGTTGCATTACTACTATTACCCTGAGTCGATCACGGTTGCCGCTGATGGCCAGACTTGGCTGGGCGATAACTTTGACACGGTG